CTTTAACTCTTCCATCATCTTCCAACTCCTCCGCTTTCCGTCTTAATTCTTTATTCTTTTTCTTCAACAAATCGCGCTCCAGCGCTCTAATCCGTCTCTTGCGTGCATCACACGGCTTCGAATACTCGATTATCTTCTCTTCGTTTTGCTCGATTGTGCGTTTCAGTCCATCAATGACTGTTCGTTTATCATAATTCATCTTCTAAAAATCTTTCAATAGCTTCTCTGTAGGAGACTTCCACCAGACCGTCTAAGTCGTTCAGGGCTTCAATATAGTCTGGACGCCCTTGTCCATACTGCTCTTTCAAAAATTCAACAAAGAGATGAATTTCCTGATAGGTTACTCCAACCATATTTCTTACCTCCCACTAAAAATGTAACGTTATTGATCATCTTTCTTTTCCTTTCTTGCTGCACGTTCCCCGACTAAATAGCCGAGAAATAACCACAGAATAGCCATTCCAAATTCTTTAATAAGTTCAATCATTTTTTTCTCCTCCTGAAAAAGTCGCTAAATAGTAACAATCCTTCGAACCGTAGTCAAACCGTGTCGTCCGCTGACCAATGTGCTTCTGAAATCTTGGATGAGTGATAGCCGAGAAAACCCACTGATGATCTTCCATCTGTTCAATGAGATCATCGACATTGTCAAACGTTCCAAGGTAAAACTTGCAGTGCCCGTTGTAGACGAAGTAAAGCTCTAACATCACTCCACCTCAACGGGATAAAAATTCCCAAAGGAACCCCTCAAAGCCTTACCAACCTGTACGGCTGCCCCACGAGAAACAAACCGCATGGCTTTCTTCTCCTCTGAACATGAAATGTCCAAGCCAGTCACACCAATAACTACGGACCTCAGAAACGGCTTATCCTCTCTTGTCCCATGTCTTAAAATAAACATCAGCCACCTCCATTCTAAAAATATTGCTTCCGCTTGTTTGTCAAGTCGTTGAAAACCATTAAATGGTCTTTATCCACACCCTTCATCAGTCTGGACATAAAGGGTCTGCCATATCTTTTCTGAATATCAGCAGAAGTCAAATTGGTGGTAATGATTGTATTTGAACGCTTATTCAGGATATTGTAGAGAATAGTAAACGACCATTCGCTATCCTTTTCCATTCCCAAATCATCCAAAACCAAGAACTTAGCACTGGCAATTTTATTGACCAGAAACTCCTCCTGACTAAAATCAGCTTTAATCTTCATCAACAAGTCCGTCACGTTAATGAAGATAGCAATCTCTTTCGTGTACTCAGATAGAGCCTTAACCATCGCAAAGGCCAAATGGCTCTTACCTGTTCCAGCTTCTCCTTGTAACACGATGTTGTTCCTAGCACCCTCAGACCACTCACGACAAATCCTCTTTGCAAAAACTAGCTTTTCTGCTTCTTTTTCAGTTGGTGTTTCAAAATTGTCCAAAGTCGCATTTTTCAAAACCTCATCATAAAGAGAAAACTTCTCAAGATAGTATTTCCTCTCTCGCTCATTCTCAGCGTCGGCCAATTCATTCACTCTTGCTTGATTTTCCTCATGAATCCGCTCAGATTCACACATGCGGCATACAACACTCTCAGTCCGCAATATTTTTATCAAAGGAATATTATGCTTGTCGCAAAGCTCTTTCTGTTGTTCTGTATTCCTGTGATAAGATAAGGCAATTTCATCAAACACATTGTCTACCATGACAGACGACCTCCGCATTCATGCCAGCTAGCCATTTCAGACAAGCAGGCAGTGACAGTAGAAAGAGGTTGTTTTATAAGCAAAGATTTCTTTTCGTCGCTTATCGGATAAAATTCATCTTCAAATTGCTCGATAAGTTCTAAAATCCCCATTCGTCCTTGACCTCCTGTTCTGATATTTCATTATTTTGTTGTCTTGAATGATTGTAGTTTTTACCCTCTTTATATTTACGGTCGTCCTCATCCACTTGTTCAATCGATGTGAAGCCTTTCTTTTTCCAACTTTCAAGAATAGCTATTAGATAATTGAAACTAGGTTTGTGTGACCCTGAAGTTTTCTCGACTGCACGGTTCAACATATCAAAACTCATTCCATCAAGTCCTACATATTCAAGCAACTGTTGATGTGACTTATTAGTTAGATGGATTCCGCTATTTTTCAAATTTTCAGAGAGGCTGGAACTAATCATCACCTTATTATTATTTATCTCTATATCTTTATCTAATTCTTTATCTTTATCTAATTCTTTATCTAGTGCGTTACCGTCCGTTACTGTAACGTTACCTGTAACGTTACCAAGAGCAAGATTTTTTTGTTTTTTACGGTATTTGGCTACACGGTTACGTGTCTGTTCCTTGATTTTCTCCATTCCGTCAACGTTTTGATGTTTTTCCCAATTTGGCAAGCTAATAATACCATCGATAATCTCAATCATCCCAAACTGTTCAAAAACTCCAATAGCCATTCTTACTGTATTCAATGGTCTACGAAAAATAGTAGCTAACATTTCATCTGTATAGTGAACCTTATCAGTCATCATCAACAAACCATTACTGTTATGTTTTCCAGCAAGTGTCAAAATCTTGAACCATATCACTAAGATGGCATCAGGATCAGGCAAGGCATCAATCAGGCAAATCTTTTCATCGTCAAAAATATCGGTTGTGATTTTTATCCACTTAATTTCAGACATACCTAGCACCCCACTTCCTACGGTTAGCGCGATACTTCATTCGCATATCCTCATAGATGTACCTGCCTTCCAGCTCCATTTTTTCAATCTTTAGCAGCTTATTTTTAAGCTCCACATCACGATAGTCCTTAGCTAGTTTTTCATAGTCTGTTAGGTATTCTTTGACTCGTAATAGATTTTTATAATCGTTTTCCCATATCGTAATAAAATGTCTTGAAGTTGATTCCCTTCCTTCCAGTTCTTTAACAATCATAATCAGGTTATCCAGCGATTCAATCAATTCTTCCATTTCCTGACCTCCTCATTACAAAAATCTGATTGCAGACTGTTTAGGTTCTGGCAAAGCTAACAGCTCAGGGCGCAATCCTACAGGCGGTTCGTTGTCATATGTGAATCCTTTGAACTCTCTGCGAATATTCTTGCGAATTTCTTGCCATTTGTCCTCTCTACCACGTTCATATGCATGATTACGCACTTGGATAATCATAGACGCAAATTCTTGCTCTTCTCGTCTTTCTTCTTCCTTGCGTTGTTCCTGCAATTTGATATGACGGCAAGCCCCTGCAAATCCAAGCAGCAAGGCTCCAACCCCCATCAGCTGGTCTAAAATCGGTGGTTCAAACATTTTTATCTCCTTATCCTCTTTTTGTGCTATAATATAGTCAAATAATTTTGCTAAGACCTTGTCCAGAAGCCTTTTAGTAAAGTTATTATATTTGATTAGAGAGCCATTCTTTGATGGCTCTTTTTGACCATTTCTTACCAGGTAATTCCTTTGGAAATCCCTTTAAGTAACGATAATTATCTGAAAAGGTGGCATACTTAATTCCTAGAAATTCGCAGGTAGTGTTCACATCCATCAACTCTGGATAGTGGTCACTATCTTTCTCTATTTCGACTAGCCTTGTGATTGTGTCCTTGATAATAGATTTAATCCATTCAGACAGTGAAAGTAGAACATTGTCCATCTTCTTCCCCTTTCTAGACGTCATCAAATGAGTTTAATTTCATGATTTTCATCTTAGTGTTTGTGCTTGGCTCCCACGTCATCCAGTAGGCCAAGGCTGCATCTGCAAACTTTTTCGGTAGCAAATCATAGCGACTAATGTTGAAGTGGTCTTTGAAATCAATCTCAGCTTGTCTAAAGACTGACTGAGCGAAAGTCTTATCCGCATAAGCTGGACTATCAATACCACCTAAGCAAGCCACGACACGAGCTTTGCGCTTCTTCAGTAATGATTGAGCATAGCTAGGATGAATCGGTTGCTCACTCTTGAGGTAGTCAATATCTTCCAGCATAGTCGCTTGTTGCTCACGCAACTTCTTCTGTCCAGTAAACAGAGCGATGAAAGCATCTTCATCCAAGTCCTCTCGGATAAATCCGCCTTGTTTTCTAATAGCTGGCAAGACCTCTGATGTCACCCAACGCTTGAACTCTTTTGCTTGAGGCAATTTGCTGGATAAAATGAGAGAGTAGAGACCAGATTCATTGATGATTAACATATCCTGTGTTCCACCACTAGTAGGGATGCCCTGTTTTAGGGCGTCCTCTTCATCAACATGAAGAGCAATCGCATTTCTAGCCTTACTATATCCTAGGATGTCTGCGACATCTTTCCCGACGAACCAAGGCTCGTTATCAATTGTCAAAGTACGGACTTCCTGTCCGTGAAAATTAAAAATTTCGTTCATATACTACTCTCCTAACTCAACCCAAGTTTCGTCAATTCTTAAAACGTCGCAAACTCGGTTCTTTAATTTGTCGCTACCTTTACCGTATTTCAATAATTCTGAAATGGTAGATTTCTTCACTCCACAAGCACGAGCAAGGTGTGTTTGTGTCATTCCTTCTGAATTCAGTTTATCCTTAACTAACCGAATCCATTTTTTATGTTGTTGGCTCATCCCTGACCTCCTTTTAAAAAAATTATCTAAAAAGTTAGCGAACTACTTGACAAATTCTAAAACTAGTTTTAGAATAAAGACATAGAGAAAAGACCTACTAAAGTAAGTTTTACCTATAGAAAACGGACGCCAATCAGTTTTGTAAGGCTTTATTTTTTAGTTGTCTAGTTCGCTAACTCTTTAGCTTACGAATACTATTTTAAAACTAGTTTTAGAATTTGTCAACAGTTTTTATAATTATTTTTAAAATATTTTTTTCGTAGTGCTTAGAAAGGTTGATAAAACAATGTTCTTAGCATTCGATAGAATCAAAGAATTGGCTGATAAACAGAAAATTTCTTTAAACATTTTAGAAGAAAAATTAGGATACAGCACAAATTATCTTTATAGTCTGAAAAAAGGTAACCCAAAATCTGATAGATTACAAGAAATAGCAGATTATTTTGGTGTTAGTACAGACTACTTACTAGGCCGTACTGAAAATCCTAATCTTGCCGATGATACAAAAGAGTACATATGGCAGGGCAAAGTTCTCAATGTTGAAGAAATGGCATCTAATGTCATGATGTTTGGTGGCCGAGAATTAACAGATGAAAAGAAGAAAATCATCCAGTCTATCATTGAAGGTTATCTCAAAGAAGCTGGTGATTAGAGGTACTGCTTAGTGACCGAAAAAGAAATTATAAGTCATTTTCAGGTTCGCATTGTCGATTTTGACGGCGAGCTAATACCTGATGAACTTGGATTTTACGAAAAAGAAACCAATACAGCTTTCTTGTCTAATAAACTCAGCAAAAAAGAGAGAGTTAAGGTCCTACTTCATGAACTAGGACACAAGGATCACACACGATCAGAATACCAGAACGCTCGCCTACGCTGTGAAAACGAAGCTGATAGGAATATGATCCATCATCTCGTAAAAGACGCACTAGAAAGCTTAGACGACCCCAAAGAGTTTGATTACCTCAAATTCATGTCTTATTACAATCTTAAAACCGTGACAAATGAAGTCATGGTAAAAGAGGAATATCAGACTTTAATTGGTTAAATATGTTTATAAACTGCTGAAGCAGAAAAAGAAAGGAACTACTTATGGCATTGTTTGGTAAAAAGCAAGATGAAAGTTTAGAGGTTGAACTCTTCACAGAGGAACCGAATGAGCGAGTTTTTGAGTTTAAGAAATCAAAAACTGTTGTAAGAATCGATGATTATTTTATCAGGATTGCAAGAAAGTCAAATGTATCTAATGTTCTTCTTCATGGTCTTGATGGCGAAAAGTCAATTCTCCTCTCTGAGATTACAGCATACCAATTGAAAGAACCTGGCTCAACTGTTGGCTATCTTCAACTTGTTTACCCTGGTTCTTCTGATACAAAAGGTGGTGTGTTTGATGCCGTAAAAGATGAAAACACAGTAACCTTTACCAAAGATGAAAAAGCATCTATTTTGGAATTAAAGAAAGCCATAGAGAAGGCTTTAAAAGATAAAGTCAAGAAATAAAAAAAGCCCCACACTCTCTATCTCTAAATTCTGAGTGTGAAGACTCAACTTTCCATTTTTGACAAAATGAAATATATTTGATAATATATAGTTACTAACCTAGGGGAAATCCTAGTGCAAATAACCTGGTTGGCACAAGCTGCCACGCAGAAACGGTAACTATAAATTTAGTTACCGTTTTTTGTTGAATTAAAAACAAAAAAGCCCCACAATCGCCCTCGCCAAAGTTTGATTGTGAAGCTTAGCCTTATAAGAAATCAGCCATTAAAAAGGCCTATTTTCTATACCCTATTTTACACCATGAAAGGGGTGATGTCAATATTCTCAATGTTTAGACCTTGTCCAGAAGCCGATAAACAAGGAGAATACAATGAAATATAATAAAACAAAATACCCAAATATCTTTTACTATGAGACTGCCAAAGGCAAGCGATACTATGTCAGACGTTCTTTTTTCTTCCGAGGTAAAAAAAGAGAAAAAAGTAAAAGTGGTCTCACAACCCTTCCACAAGCTCGTGCAGCCTTAGTAGAGCTTGAGCAACAAATCCAAGAACAAGAATTAGGTATCAATACGAATCTGACACTTGATCAATATTGGGATATTTATTCTGAAAAGAGATTGTCAACAGGGCGCTGGAATGACACTTCCTACTACCTCAATGATAATCTCTACAAGAACCATATCAAGGCAAAGTTTGGTTCTACCCTGCTTAAAAATTTGGATAGAAATGAGTATGAACTCTTTATCGCTGAAAAGTTGCAGAACCATACCAGATACACTGTTCAAACCCTCAATTCCAGCTTCATGGCATTGCTGAATGATGCCGTCAAAAATGGAAATCTGCTCTCAAATCGCTTGAAAGGTGTTTTCATCGGCCAGAGTGATATCCCTGCTGCAAACAAGAAAGTGACTCTCAAAGAGTTCAAGACTTGGATAGCAAAGGCAGAAGAGATTATGCCAAAACAATTCTACGCTCTGACCTATCTGACAATTTTTGGATTGAGAAGAGGAGAAGTCTTTGGATTGCGTCCAATGGACATCACTCAGAACGACAGCGGACGGGCTATACTGCATCTTAGAGACAGTCGAAGCAACCAGACCTTAAAAGGGAAAGGAGGGCTTAAAACGAAGGATTCAGAGCGATATGTCTGCCTTGATGATATCGGAACAGACCTGATCTATTATCTGATAGCTGAAGCTTCTAAGATTAAGCGAAAGTTAGGAATTATCAAGGAACAGCACAAGGATTATATAACTATCAACGAGAAAGGTGGTCTCATCAATCCAAATCAGCTAAATAGAAACTTCAATCTAGTGAATGAAGCAACAGGATTGCATGTAACACCTCACATGATGCGCCACTTCTTCACGACTCAAAGCATTATTGCAGGGGTTCCGCTTGAACAATTAAGCCAGGCGCTGGGGCATACAAAGGTTTATATGACGGATCGTTACAATCAAGTAGAGGACGAACTTGCTGAAGCGACAACAGACCTATTTCTTAGTCATATTCGCTAAAAAAATCCCCGCCAATTCCCCGACCAAAATCCGAAAAATACCGAAAAATATCGAAAAATTATTTTTAGAATAGTCCCCAAAAGCCTGAAATAGAGCTAAAAAACTCCACCTGATTCGGTGGAGTTAAGGGAGATTATTATGAAAAAGAAAAGTTTAGGATATTTGTTACAACAAGTTAGGAGGTCTTCTTGTAACTGTCTATAGTATACCCGACCTATCTTAAACAAATCTTAAAAATCTCTTAGAACCAAACACTTTCTAAAATATTTGTTTGTTCACGACCAGGACCTACTGAGAAAGTAGAAATACGAACGCCAACCAATTCACTCACACGACGAACATAGTTACGCGCATTCTCAGGAAGATCTTCCAAATTGCGAGCTCTGGTAATATCTTCTGACCAACCTGGCAACTCTTCATAGATAGGCTTGCAACGTTTCAATTGCTCAAGACTAGCTGGATAGTAGTCAATACGTTGACCGTCAAGATCATAGGCCACACAGATTTTCACAGTATCCAAACCGCTCAAAACATCAATAGAGTTCAAAGAAAGGTTAGTAATACCAGAAACACGACGGCTATGACGCATCACAACTGAGTCAAACCAACCTACACGACGTGGACGACCAGTTGTTGTACCATATTCATGACCCACTTCACGGATACGTTCTCCCACTTCATCAAACAACTCAGTTGGGAAAGGACCATCTCCTACACGACTCGTATAAGCTTTACATACACCTACAACCTTGTCAATCTTGCTTGGACCGACACCAGAGCCAATTGTCACACCACCAGCTACAGGGTTTGATGACGTAACAAATGGATAAGTACCTTGGTCGATATCTAGCATAACACCTTGTGCACCTTCAAAAAGCACACGTTTGCCATTATCAAGCGCATCATTCAAGATAACAGATGTATCTATCACGTATTTCTTGATTTGTTGACCATATTCGTAATATTCTTCAAAAATATCATCGAAAACAATCGCTTTACTGTCATACAATTTTTCAAAAAGACGATTCTTTTCAGCAAGGTTACGTTCTAAACGCTCACGGAAAATATCTTTATCTAAAAGATCTGCAATACGAATTCCAACACGAGCAGCCTTGTCCATATAAGCTGGACCAATTCCCTTAATTGTCGTGCCAATCTTATTGTCGCCCTTAGCTTCTTCTTGCAAGCGATCCAACTCGATATGATAAGGCAAAATAACATGCGCACGATCAGAAATACGCAAGTTATCAGTTGTTACACCTTCCTCATGAAGATAGCTCAACTCTTTTACAAGAGATTTAGGATTTACAACCATACCATTCCCAATGACAGATATTTTTTCAGGGAAGAAAATCCCAGATGGAATCAAGTGCAACTTAAATTTCTTACCGTCAATCACAATCGTGTGACCAGCATTATCACCACCTTGGTAACGTGCAATCACTTCTGCATTCGCTGAAAGGAAGTCTGTAATCTTCCCTTTACCTTCATCACCCCATTGGGTACCTACAACAACAACTGAAGTCATAATTTTGTCTGAGCCCTCAGGCTCTTCCTTTCTCACATACATGGCAGGACTCTCACCTGCAATTATATCTTACAATTTATTATAATAAAAAATCGCCTTTTTATCAAGAAGAAACAATAGAAAGATTTGCTATTTCCAACTATTAAAAAATGATTTAGAAAAATTACTAGCTATTTACTATTATCTTTACATAAAAGAGTAAATTAGTTCGGAAATTTACTAAAATTACCTCAACAAGAAATAAAACCCCGATTCATTACCAATTTTTCAAGATACAAACGATAAGCAACACGATAATGGTAAACGATAAAATCCCTACGACAACCAATGCCATATCTCACTAAATAATAAATTAAAAATTTAAAATGAACATGTTCCCAGTCAAAATTATCACCAAATGTAGGACCATACTCTTCTTCAATACTATCATAGAAATTAGCCATCTGCTCATAAATTTTTTGTAACATAATCAAATACTCCTTTTCTTTTTTATAAACTTATTCTAACAAAAAATTTTACACATTCACTATCAATTCCTGAATTGTTAAAATACCAGGCTCAACAAGATAAAAATAGGAAAAGTTGACAGAATAGAAACAAATTTGCTACCTAAATTTCAAACGATTAAAGTTCTAAAAAGACCGCCTTAAAACTTTTGGGTAAATCCTATTAGAACTATAATATTTTTATATAGGTATTATGGTTCTGATTTTCTAGTATAAAAAATTCAAACTAGAATTCTTCTTAGAAAAGGCCGTTTTAAGTGCTATCACTGTTCAAAAATGAGGGTCGCTGAAACTTCTATCGTCAAGAAGAATCATCAAATTCCTTGTATCATCAATCAAAAGATTGCTCAGAAGCTAATTAAAAAGACTTCTATGACCGACATTGATCATCAGTTGTCTATTTCAACTTCAACTGTCATTCGCAAGATCAATGATTTTCACTTTGAGCATGATTTTTCGCGTCTTCCTGAGATTATGTCCTAGGACGTTGAAACAGTCTGGGGAGTGACTGTTTCAATCGGGAGATAGAGATGAGCTTTATTGCTCAGGACTTTGATAAGCTCAATATCATAACTGTTCTTGAGAGCAGAACACAAGCCATCATCCGAAATCCCATGAATACAAGGCTATCAAGCGATACTGAAAGCTCATTCAACAAGATAGTCAGAAACTGAGTGATAAACGATTTTATCGCCCTACTTTTCGTATGCACTTGACTAATAAAGAAATTCTAGATAAACTTTTGAGCTATTCCGAAGACTTGAAACACCACTATAATCTCTATCAGCTCTTGCTTTTCCACCCTGTTTAAAACCTTCCTCAAAGATAAAGAGAAAATCGTCAACGCCCTTCAATTACCTTATTCCAACGCCAAACTGGAAGCCACCAATAATCTCATCAAACTTATCAAGCACAATGCCTTTGGTTTTAGGAACTTTGAAAACTTCAAAAAAGAAAGGACGAAATTTGTCCTTTCTAGATCTTCGCTTTCTTCAACCCACTACAGTTGACAAAGAACCGAAAAATGTCTCGCCTCTAATATAGTCAATTGAAACAAGAACAAGAGAAAAGAGCCTCGTAAAAGTATTGCAACTTGGTAATACCTTTTTGAGGTTCTTTTTGATATAAGCCCATGTTTTCTCAATAGGATTGTACTCAGGTGA